GCACCGGCAGCACTTGCACCTGCAGACAGAACCCCTAACGTTGCACTAACGGGTTCGCACACGGCAAAATTCTATAAAGGTTAAATTGTTAGGTCCATGGGGAAACTCCCGAAGGAATTTGAAACCTAGGAATTTGAGAAGCTTTAGGTGGGTAGTGTTTCGCTTATCAACTATGTTCCAGAGAAGCTTTTCAGATCGACCTTCTACATAGCGTTTCGCTTCTCTGGCGAATGTGATTGGATATTTGTGTATAGCAGGGGTGCAGAGCATCCATATTGCTCCTTCTGGGTTTACTCCTGCACATCCAGCAAGCTCACCGTTCGGTACTGTGAAGTAGACAGAGTCGCCATACTTTGCACCTAGTGGCAGGCTGCGTTTAGGGTCATGTCCATGACCTTCGACAACCTCTTTACGATCTTCTGGAAGTAGATTACAGGCCACCTCATAGGCAGCCTGCATTGTGATTGGATGAATGTATTTAGACACGCTTATGGTGCATAGGTGTGTAATCGCCTTCCCAAGTCATTGAAAGAAGTTGAGCAGGTCCAGGGTGATTAGATTTCAACTTAATGTTGCAGTTCTTGTTCCGTTCATAAACAGGAACGGTTTGTGTTTTTTCAGATACAAATGATACTTCATCAGCATCATAAGAATCCATTGGTGTTGCATCAAACTGCATTTCCAATGAAGGTTTGCCTACACGTTTAAGTTCAATATCAACTTGACCAACAGGACCAAATCTAAAATGAAGACGTTGAAGCGTTAGAGATGCAGTAATATCAGACGTCGTAATGTCAGCAGCTTTTTGTTTGACATAGATACGTGGAAGCGTAACTTTGAAATCAAACAACAATCCAACAACAACTGATTTACCAGCGAAGTTTCCAGTGAATCTTACGCTAGCATTATTAGTATGCGGTCTGTCTTCTAAGTAAACTTCACCAGTAGATAATACAATAGCTGCAGCTTGTTGAGTCCTTGGAGAGTGGGTAACAGGGTCGTAATTAACAGTAGTGTGTTCTCCATCAAAATTACCTGCAGTTTGAACCTTAGACGAATCAAGATGTACTGAATATCCGGCAGCGAAGTTATCTCCGAAGATGTCATCGCCTACTGCTGTTCGTGCAGAATCTATTTCTAGAAGAGGTATTTTTAAGCAGTTATTACCTACATGTTGAATAATGTACAATTCATCATCAATAACAAAAAGGTGACCAATGTTATGAGGCAACGTCCATTTGAACCAAGCTGACTGAACACGTTTTTCACCAGTATTAAAATAGCGGTAACCATAAACATCAGCCGAACCTATTTTAGAAAAGAAAATAGTGTTATTTTCCCTGCTATTGGTAATAATATCTAAGTCATTAGGTAGCAGACGCGGAGCAACTTTTGTTTGCTCAACCATGCTTGGTTCGCCTTCACGACGAACATCAAACATTTCAAAGAAACGTGCATTAACACCAGCACTATCCAGAAAAGCAATAGTAGTTCCTAAAGAAACAGGATCAGTTTTAGGACTATATCTATATGTTGATATATTAGAAACCTTACCAGTTTCAGGTGTCAAGGTATCACTATCAGTATGCAAAAGAAATTGCTGTGACTCTGCAAAGACAACAAGACCAGTGTTTGTTTCAATGCAAGTTTTTAATTTTGTTGGCTGAGTAGAGCTTGCTTGAATATCAATAGGATCTGAGCCACCGACAACCAAGGCTGATTCTTGAAAAAAATTACCAGGCTCAGAAGCTCTACTTAAAATGATATTGTCTTCACATAAAAAACCAAGTCTGTTTCTATGGAAGAAGGTTTGATTGATTTTGTGCCCTGTTCCATTAGGAGAATTTACTTGAGCTTCAGAGATAAATGAAGGGAATGGATTAGTCTCATTGTCACCAACCTCACGATCTGCCCAAGAGTATGTACCTACAGTAAACGAACCATTGGCTTGCCGTTGAATAATATGAGGCATGGTATTAGCGTCGATTCTAAACGGCACATCTGGAGCAATAGTTTCTTCCCATCTGCCAGGTCCATCAGCACCAGGAGTCCCATCATCATCACCAGATCCAATAAATTTGAGAAAATAATCGTCTTCTTGTGAGTCACTGCTGTTGAGAACTTTAACCACCATACCGTGCTTACATTGACGAGGAAGTTCGGTAGGGTCGTTAATTTCGTTTGTAGTAATCCTCCAAAGATCTGGCTCAGTAGTTGATACTACAAATTCATTATCAGATGCCAAAAATAAACCATTGCCAATTTTTTCTACAGTTGGAAGACCGATGTCAGATGCAGTTGCTTGACTTAAAATAGTATCAGCAGAGATATTGGTGTTGGCGTCAAAGCTAGTAGGTTCAGGACGGAACGAACCAATATCAGCTTTTACGTTAATCTGTCGAACTTGCACAATGTTGATTCCATACTCAACACCATGCATCATTACACGGACTCTGAGGGGATGATTAGAACCATAGTTTGTATCCGAAGTTTTATACCCTCTGCCACCATGAAGGATTTCTATTTCTTTGCTGTAGATACCGACATAGTCATCACCATCGATGTCACCTGCAACATCTTTTGATACTGCGATTTGACCAGTTACAGTCAACCTGACAACCATGCCGGTGCCAGATCCACCAAGAACAGGTAACACTTCTGATCCTGCATATTGAAGAGAAGGATCAATACCTTGATAAGACTGAGTACTACCTGCCGTACCGCGAGAGATAGTCGGATAGCTAACTGCCTTAAGAGTGGCTTGTGTTACACGACCTTGACCAGGCTGACCTGTGGATTCATTAGCATTTCCTAAAGGATGTTCAGCGCAGGTAGGCGTGGCTACATCAAAACTATATTCTCTTCCGTGAGCAAGTCTCCGTAGTTCAACATAAGCAACATGTTTTCTACTATTTTGACCAATACTCTCGCCACGGGAGTCAGAAAAAGTACCTAAACGCTTTACTTCTTGAGTGCTGTTAGTAACAAAAGTGGTATCAGCAATAGTAAGAAATTTTAGATCTTGATCATTGCTGTGCACAAGGTAGGGAATAGCAGAAGTCTCACTAAGTGCTACATCACCAGCAGAATCTGTTTTAGTACCATTACTGTCGTAGACATCATTGGCGTGCCAAATTCTTACTTTGCCATTTCTTTGAACAAGGCCAATGTAAGCACCTTCGTTTTCATCGCGGTAGTAGTTAAACCAAGTACCAGCATTGCTGTTGGATGGAAAGTGAGTATGATATTTACTGCCAGGACGCTTAACCAAACCATCCGTGATGTCAGGAATACCATTAAGAAGTTCTTTCACCTGCCCTGGTAATACCAGCTCATCAGGTTGTTGTGAGATACCTCCAGTAAAACTAGGGATAGTCTGAGTAATGCTTGTCATCGGCGGCGTAGTGCTTGATAAGGGTTATATGAGTCATATGAGGTGCCATTCGGCCAACCCATAAAGGTGTGATCGCCTTGATCACATTCGTATTCCATGCAGGCAGCACGTGCCTGTGCCTCTTGTGTTCCTAGAAGCTGTACTAACTGAGGGTTTACCACAAGCTGAGCAGCAGCCCTGCCAGCAGCACGGTAAGTAATGTAGCGTTGGAAAACAGAAGGGAGGTCAGAAAACTCATAAAGAGTGACGACGTCAAGGCAGAGGTCTTCTGTAAATACATCGGTGTGGTTGTGCTTGTCATAAAGCCTTCCGTTGCGTTTAACTACATCAGTAGTTTTAATGTTCTGGTTATCGTGGACGTCAAACCTCACAACATTTGGTGCAACTACAAAATGACCGTTGGTGTCAGGAGAGTATTTGACGTCTAGCTCGGTATTAAAAGACCAACCTTCATTCTGAACATCGACATTTACTTCACGTAGAATGTTATGAATAAAGGAAATCTCAGGGTTAGTAAAGTCGAGACTGGTAACTGGAGACTGACCGATACTCCCCAGAATAGAGTTAACTGCGGATAGTTCGGTATCGAGTGAAATCGTAGAGGGAGTAGAAGTCATATGAATAAAAAAAAGGGGACCCGAAGGTCCCCCGTAGATCTAATAAATAGATAGGTAAATCAGAAGTTGGCAGCGCCAGAAGTGTTGACCACACCGTTGGAGTCAACAGAAGGAGCAACGTCACACACGAACTCCACAGCGGCTGCGGGGTTCAGGTAGTCAGCGCCCATAGCGAGGCGTCCGACGA